TCATCTTAATTTACTTTTTTGCCGGTCTTTCAGCTCAGCAACCTTTGCGTCGTTCCATCGGTCAGTGTTTCCCACCAAATAGCCGGTAATGCGCCGAATACGGTCGAACCTTACGCCTGTTCCAACCATGCCGCGATTGTCAGGTTCCAGACGATTGTCCATTTTAACGCGCCTCCTACATCATGCGTGCATTAAGCCGCGGGTGTGGTAGTCTTAGCTGCAACACCTGTCTTAGGTAATGCTTTAACAGCAGCTTCCATGGCGCTGTCACCAAGACTTGCCACATCGCCCTCATAGGCAATGCCGTCAAGGCCAAGTGCGGTTTTCAGGACTTTTTCAGCTTCCGCTTTACGCTGGTCGGCTGTAATACTGCCATTTAAATAAAGCTGTTCCGCGCTGTTAGTGCCAATCTTAGCAGCGTCTGCAATCTTCTGCAATGTGCTGGTAACCGGATTTGGCGCGATTGTAGCGGCTACATCTGTTACTGTGTTTGCAATGTTTGCTACTTTTTCGGCAGTTTCAAAGCCTTTGCTGATATCTTTTCCTTTGCTTTTGAGCGCATACAGCACCCAGCCAATTACAACGATAGCCAGCAGTGCCGCCAGAGTGATAATGATTACTGTTTCATTCATAATATGTACCTCCGTTTAATTTTCAGGCGGCTCTGTTGGAAGTGCCTGAATTGCTTTATATGCTTGTTCTCCTGTGCCATTGCCGCCCATAGCCGCATATGGCTTGTACAGGTATTCGATATTCCGCTTATCCTCCAAGCTGCACCACTTTTGCTGTTCACAATAATAGTGGCCAGCCTGATAAATCCGGTCATGAAGTAATGCCAACATAGCTTCACGCATGGATTTCTGTTCCGCTTTTTCTGACTTAAAGTGTCGGAACGCTCCGCTCAAAGCCAATGTAATTACAGTGACAAATCCACCGCACAATGCTGAAACCGCATTGTTTAAAATCACATCTCGCACATCTTATACCACCTTAAGCTCAAATTGCTTTGTTGGCTGTTCGCCTGACGCTTTAGTGTAGATTCCGGTCACGCCCGGTCGCACGGCCACCATCGGACACAGCCATTTGCCTGCTCCATCAGCAAATACACCCGCAACCGTTGCAATACCGCTAGTGCCTGCTGTGACAGTTGGTTTTGTTGGACAAGTGAGTCCGACCATGTAGCACTCACCAACCTTGCGGGACAGGTTGACGGTCGTGTCACTGCCACACGCGGTGACAACGCGTACCACCATGGTGGACGGCTTGTGACCGTTAATGTAGATGCCGGTTTCTGCATTTACTTTTCCGGTTGCGGTCAGCTTGTAGCAATAACTGTTACCACTGTGACTTTGATATTTAATATCTACAATGCCACTTGTTCCAGCCGTTACATTTGGCCGACCGGCCGGACAAGTAACTTTGACCGTATAAGACTGCCATCGTTTGAGCTTGACGGTGGTCGTCGTATCACTTGTAAACGCCGCCTGTGCCGGTGCAAATGCGGGCAAGGTGCTGACATTTGATAAGTAATTGGTATAGCACTCGTTGGTGTCACAGCCCTTGCCGGGGATGTTTGCTCCCGGCCATTCCCCTGTGAGTTCGCCAAAATCAGACTGCCAAATATCGCAATGCTTGTCCGGCGTTGGTACGCCCGGCCGCGCATACCAAAACGAATATGCTGACAGTTGCGCCGGGTCAATGCGGTTATCGTACCAGTCCTTATTGACGTAATACCCTGCCTTGTACCCGGCCCGCTGCAAGCCGTTGCACACCGTTTTAATAATTGCTGTGTTGGTCGCTCTGGACGGGATGCCGCCATTGCGTCCCTTATAACCGTCAGCGTCCTCCATGTCAATAAACACTGGGTACTGCGGATGGTGGCCGCGCAACAACCGGAGCATATGCTGTAATTCACTCTGCGCTCCGCTCACCGTCTGTGCATAGCTGTACAAATAAGCGCCCCACGGAATGTGTAGCCGTTCACACTCACTTACATTACGGTTAAATTGGCAATCATCCTGATTTGTGGAATCTTCCCCATATCCCAACTGTAAAACTGCAAACTGCAAACCGGCAGATTTAGCTTTTGCCCAGTCTACACAACCATTACAGTAGCTAACATCAATACCTCTATATGCCATTATGTATCACTTCCTATTATTTTGTGCTTTTATTTGTAGCGGTTGCCGATTTCAGCAATCCATCCAGCTCCACAAACTGGTCATTAGTCAATAGGCTAACCATCAAAAACAAACTCAAAATATTTGCGTCTGTGAGCCGTCCGGCTGTAATGAGTGTCTTGCAGTTGTCATAAGTTGATTTGATTTCCATAATGCTATACCTCCAATTATTTAAGTTGCATCTGTGCAATTTGTGCTTGTAATGCTGTAACCTGTGCAGTTAAGTCGAGCCTGTCTGACCTGTTTTCAGTGTTTGCTACCTGTGGCTTTTCCGGCCATGAAATTTTTTGTGGAAATCCACTCTGTGCTGTAATGTCACGCAACGCTTGTCGGTACTTCCGTACGGATTCTTTATCTTCGCTGGATAATGGTGCATCGTCTGCTTGTGTCCAGTCGGTGTCTGCAAGCAATTTGTCGCGCTGTACTCGTACATCTGCCGCAAGCTGCTCTATTTCGGCTGCTTTTGCATACGCAAGCCAAACCACTATATTGTCTTGCACGTTTTTCTTTAGTCCATCACGGTCAGGCATAACAAGCAAATATTCGTCATATGTGAAAATTGTATTTCCATTTTCATCTTTTTCGCTTGTAATATTCTCTCGGAACCGCATTTCTGCCATGCCGTCAAACCGATGCTCAAATGACAGTGCGGGAGGGGAAATTGAGCCGTTTACTTTCATTGTGAATCACCTCTTTCAATGGTTTTAAGAGCTTTCGATATTTTTGTCGCAGCCAGTAGGCACTGCAATGCTGTAATTGTCCATACCTGCTTATAAATCCAGCAGCTGTGTGAAATGGAACTGGTTGGTTCCGACTCTGCAACTTTTTAATTTTTCGGTATTGTTTGCGCAAAAGCAAAAAGTTTCGTTTACGGAGCTTAATATGGTTTCGCTGAAATTGATACCCTAAAAAATCAATTGCGTGTGACTTTGTGGGGAATATTTGATAATTTCCTTTCAGCGCAAGTCCCATCTTTTCCAACCACTGTGCGATCGCTTTTTCTGCTTTATGCAGTTGTTTCTTGCTACTGCTGAACAATACCATATCGTCTACATATCGCACGTATCGTTTAATATGAAGCTCTTGCTTGATATAATGGTCGAGTGGTTCCAAATAAAAATTTGCAAACCATTGTGAGGTGTAATTCCCAATTGGAAGCCCAGACTGACAGCTGTAAACGATTGTATGCAATAGTCCTAGCATCTTTTTGTCCTTTATTTTGTGCTTGAGTGCCACCATGAGTTTGCCATGCGGAACAGATTGATAAAAATGATGAATGTCAAGCTTTAGACAATATTTTGTGTTCTTCCAATCACAATCAAGCCAACGCTTTATTGCACGGTATCCATGCTTAATTCCGCGTTCTGGAATACTCCCACAGCACCAGTCATTCATACCGCGCATGATTGCTGGCTTGGTTGCATTTATTACGCACCAAAAAATAATCTGGTCTGGATAATATGCCGTGCTGCAAATCATGCGGACTTTTCGGCTGTGGGAATCGTATAGCTCACGCTCGTGATACCCAGATGGATGGTAGGACCCTGTCAGAAGAATCCGCTGAATCTTTCTTGCGTATTCATCCACATTTTCTAACACCTTCTTCACGCTTTTGCGTTTTTTCTTTCCACGTGCGGAATCAAAAATTGCTATTTTTATATTTTCAATTTCGCACATTTTATTAAATAAATTGCCAATTCGTTTCGGCACATAAATCACCTTGTTTTTCTCTTCACGGCCGTTCACGTAAGTTACTAAGCCATGCCTTTTCAAGAAATATTTTTTGCCAAGTGGCAAGGTGCCTTTCGGCAGACTGACAGTCAAACGTCTGTGCAAATCAATACTTTAAGCAAAGAGACGGGAGCCAATGTTGGAGTTGTAATTAGACGAGTCGTTATTCGAGTTAAGATAGAACAGTCCCGCATTAGAACTGTTACTCCAATAACCGCCAACATAAGGCACCCAAGCACAGGCGTCCCCTTCGGGAACGATGGGGGCTAACCGCCCCCAAACCTCTGTTATTGAGGTAGGACAAGGAGACGGGAGCCAAAGTAGGAGTTGAAACTAGACGAGGCGTAATTCGAGTAAAGATAGAACAGTCCCGCATAAGAACCGTTACCCCAACAACCGCCAACAAAAGGCACCCGCCAGCCAGAACCAAAATAGTAATAGTCGCACAAATATGTACTATCACTTCCATCTACTGCCGTAGGGACTTGCACCCAAGGAATACTTGCGTCAAGTCCCAATGAGGAAATAAGTCCGTTGGCTTGAATTTTACTATATGCAAGTTTCGTGTAATTCGTTGCGGTATCATCTGCATATTTTGACGGGTTTGCACATACATAAATTAATCCATCATTAAAATTGATGCCGTCACGCCATTCATAAACATTGCCCCACAAATTTTCCATTCCACGATATTTAACTGCTATACTTTGTGACGCTTTATCGGCACAACCTGTCATACCTGTAACAGAATCGGAACCACCAGTATTAATAGCAGCGCTAGTATTTACATTACCATTACCAACTTCACTTTGAGAATTCAAATTTGCCATCTCAGACTTATATAAAATATAAAGTTCTGCTTGTGTAGCCATATCCGCTTGACAATATCCAGTACCACGAGCTGCAAAGCCAGTGCGAAATTGTGCACGTGTCAAATTTACAAGCGGTGCAACACCAGAAATAGATTTGAACCCCGCTGACGCTTCATATACACCCAAGTAAATTTTATCCAGCCCATTTGGATAATCTGTACAAGGAGCATGACGAGGAGCAACAAGAAAACCATCTAGCTGTGCGTCTGAAATTTCATAAGTCCTATCGGTTCCATTATCTGAAACCTTATAATAAAATTTCGGAATTTCAACACATACATCGCCATTACTACCATCACGTTTAAATGTCGCGTCGCCCTCGTATGCAACAACTTGACGATTTACAACATTGCAAATTTTAATATCTTTGTAAATAGGCTCATTATCAAAATCAGAATGTCCCGCCGTGCTTCCATCCGTAGCTGTTGCAGTGAAATTAGCTGAATCATCAATACGTTCCAACACAGGAGATGATAATGTCTCATGCCAGATAACACCATATTTAACTGATGCACGAGGAGCAGCGGAAACCTGATTTGCTGTATTAATAGTGGTATCACCAGTTGTGGAATATGGGAAAATCATGTAATAATAAGTTGTCCCATTCGTCAATCCAGTATCTACATAGCCAGCAGTCTTATACTGGTCACGAGTTGTATTATCAATTACCAATGTTCCGTCTGTGACAGTAGTAGGATAGCTGCCAACTTTGCGTACAAGTTTACTACCAGCCCATGTCACTTGCCCCTCAACATCTATAGAATCAGCCCAATATACTGTAATTTGACCATTTCCAGCAGATGCAGAGATTCCAGTACAAGCAGGAAGTGGATAGGTCGTTGGCACAGCAGAAACACGATTTGCTTCATTTTTGTTTACCGCACCTGTATCTGAATATGGGAATACAGCATAATAATAGGTTGTACCATTCGTAAGGTTGGAATCAATATATCCTGTAGTCTTGTAGGTATCTCTCGTTTTATTATCAACAAGCAGAATACCATCCGTGACATCTGTAGGGTATGCACCTTCTTTACGAACTAACTTACTGCCATCCCATTTTGATACGGTCACACCTTCAATCACACTATCGGCAGGGTCACTCCAAACAATCGTAACTTGTTTATCCCCAGAGGTTGCAGCCAATTCAGAAACATCGGCAGGAGCCAGACCAGTACTGCCACCTGTAGCGATGTCCTGCCAATTATTATTGGAATCCTTTGCCTGTAGTTTGTCGCTGTAATAGCGTAAACCATGCACACCTGTTTCGGATGATACAATGACATCAACGTGAGTATCAGGAGCAGCTCCAACCTGCGCCGCCGTATGTGTATGGTTAATACCTGCATACTTTGCATCAGACTCTTTCTTCTTGTAATACTCGGACAGGTCGACGCTTCTTGCAACCCATGCCGTGCCATCCCAAATGCAAGCAGTCCCGCCCACAAGATGCCCTTTGCTGTCGCCAGTCGGATATGCAGCTTGCAGCGCTTCCAATGTGGCATAGCTTTCACCATAAGCAAAATTAGCACCGGCATCGCCTTTTTCACCTTTCCACTTGTCTGTGCTGTTTTTGTACGCTTTGCTTTCTGCGTCCCAGTCTTTCCACACACCGCTTGCATCACGTTGTGGAACATGGTTTGCTTTGTCTGCGGCAGCATCGGTGCGAGTGGTTGCCGCATCTGCGTTGCCGACCGCGGTTTGTGACGCTAATTCACGATTCTGCTCTGCCACATCTCTGCTAGATTCAGCTACAGCACGCCTGCTTTCTGCCGTTACACGTTTGCTCTCTGCAGTGTCCATGTCTGTTTGCTTTTGCGTAATATCCACAATCGCTGTAGTGGCTTTTGTTACGGCTGCTTGCGAGTCGGACACAGCTTTATCGGCTTTCTGCTCTGACTCCTGCACAGAGCCAAGTGCTTTCGCAAGTGACACAAATTCACTTGTGGAAACAATGGTCTGCTCCATGTCGTCTGCCGCAATATCTAATGTAATGCCGGTTGCTTTCAGCTCTGTGCCGTTCTGTCCGAAAATAGCCACTGTGCAATGTGCATTTCCCGCTGCCGCAAGAGTCTGCTGTGTGAGCGTAAACAACACCGTGTTTTCGGTTCCATCTGCGCCGTAAGCTGTGATTTCCCCATCAATAAACGTTGCATTGCCGTCCGGCTTCTTCGTGTAGAGCCGAGTCGTGCAGCCAGTCAAGTCAAGCGGCTTCTGCCGAATAACCGTTTCCTCAAGTGCTGTTACTGTCTGCACGGTTTCGACCAAATGCAGAGTCAGCACGCGGCTGTTTTCTTCACCCTGCACCGCAAATTTATTGATTAAGTTTTCCTGCGATACATTCACCTGATATTCAGGCGCTTCAATTCCTGCCATCTGCTTCCCCTCCCATTATCCAACTGCTGTAGTAGTGCCGTGAGTAAGGTAGAACCTGTGATGCGTACCATCGTGCATCTGCACATCATAGCTCCCACTGACATCACTGCCTACAACATCATAGCCATTGACTGTTAACTCATTGCATTTGATTTCTCCTCCACGGCTATCAACACAATCAATGTTAGAGTTGCAAGATATAATTCCGTCTACTTTCAGTGCGCCCATGACCACTTGCGCATAACTTCCGGAATTGGAAAAATATGTACCGTGCCCGCTGGTTGGTCGTATACAGGGTTCGTATTCGCGAGTTTCAGAATTGTAATTTACACCTAAATGGCAGATTTTTGTACCATTGTAATACATATCAAACCCATCACCAGTAAAAATCCATATCTGATTGGAACCGTCTTTATGGTTAAATGCATACACAACATCGTCAGGACTTTGTTTGATTGCTGTACTTACTTCAGAACTGAGTTCAGTCCGTGAAACTTTATCGCTAATTTCCCCCGCCTGCTGTGTAATCTGCGACTGCAAACCGCCCACTTGGTCATTAACAGATTCTGTGATAGAGTCGGCGGTCATTTTAATTTCTGCGTTGGTTTTATTTTCCGAATTGGTAACGCTCAAATCAATGGAATTGTACAGTTGCTTAATGTCGCTCATTTCGTCGCCGCGAGACACGGTGCTTTCCAAGCCGTCAGCCAGCTTCTGAATCTTAATGCGCAGTTCTTCCGACTTTGTGTTCAGTGCCTGCAATTCGTCCCACAACTTTTCTGATTCATTGTAAAAGTCAGATGAATTTTCAGCCTGTGACTTTGCTTCACAGGAAATTGTTTCGGCAGAATTGAGTTTGTATGTGAGATTTGTAATGACACTCTTATGTCCCTCAATGTCCACAATGTCCCCCGCTTCCAGTGCGGGATTGCTGTAGACAGTTGCGCTATATGGCCGGAACGTATTGCCTATCAGGTGGGGAGCTATGTTATCAACAATCTGCTGCACGTTTGCCACGTCACGGTGCTGCCGGACGGTTACCAACCTACCGGGTAAATCGCTAAAATCAGCGGATGTCAGCAACTTGCCCTTGTACTCAATCTTTGCTGAGTCAATACCTGCAAAGCAGTTGTCTGCCTGTAGCCGCGCAATGTCGTTATACAGCACATTCACAAGCGTGTTTACGTCAGTCCATGAGTTGGTACCGTCATATTTATCCGTCTTTTTCGTGATATAGCCTAAATCGGCGGTCAGGTCTGCTTCCTCCTGTGCCATGCTGGTTTGAGCAGTTTCATAAAAATTGCTGATATATTTTGTCAACCCGTCCGGAAGCGTTTGCTTTGGCTCAAAAGATGCCGTTGCAACGGTGTTTGCACTGCCTTTGAGATACGCAATGCAGGATTTTACATCTGCGTCATACTGTTTTGCACTGTCCACAAAGGTTTTACGTTCCGCGTCTGTTGGGCTGTATGTACCGCCATACCGGCTGCAATCGTCTTGCAATTTCGTGCCCTCTGATTTGATAGCTGCCAATCTTGCAGGAATGTCTGTATCTTTGTTTTTAATAGCGGAGTTGATGTTTACCGCCCATTCGTCACAAATTACTTGCTCATAGATTGCAGCTTGCAGCAACTTGTTATCAGAGTCTTTCAGCGTAATCACATAGCCATCCGTGCCAGACTTTGCGTCAACATTTTTGCTGTCAATCTTGACGCCGGTCACGGTAATATCATCTTTTGCAGGCTCGTATTTCTGGTAACTGCTGATATTGTACGGTGTGTCTGAATAGTCAAACCACTTGAATTCAAGTTCGCCGTCTACATTGCATTGTGCATAGCATCCTGCCATTTGAGCAATATCCGCAATCACATTATGGTAAGTTGAAGATGAGTACTGAGGGTCTCTGAAAATCTGGTAATCACTGTTATGAAAAGTTTTAGTTTTAAGTGAAATTCCACACTTATCACAAACCTGCTGGGCAAGGTTTCCCAATGTGACCGGATAAGTAACATCCATATCCACTTTGCTGTCTGACTTAGCAAGATTTCCGTATGCAGAAACCGTTATTGTATTGCGTCCTTTGTAGTCATATGCGCTGTATACTCCCTGTTTCACCCATTCCACTGTGTCACCGGTATAATCGCGTTTAACAACCATTCCGATATACACAGTAATACTTGCTTTACAAAAGTCACACTGCGTAAACTTTCCGTCAAAATTGTTCAGTGTGATTGTGCATAGGTCTGTAATTGCTGAGCCAACTATATAATCAGACTTTGAGGAAACTCCACTGTCAATAGTTATGCCGCCCTGCATTATGTCTGCATCTTTCAGTGCAAACTCTGTTCCGCTTGCCAGCTTTACATCCGCTTTGAAGTGAAATTCTCTACCATTCAGCAGAACAAATTTCTAAAAATCGTCCGATACTGTTTTCAATGTATCATCACCTTTATACTTCGATAAAATCGAATTTTATGTTTGAAATCATAGATTGGCTGAACTGCCCATTTTGTTTCACAAAATAGTGCACTGGTGCACTTCTATCACCCACATAAAACGTTGCTGCCCTGTACCCACCAAGCCTTATGTCTGGATATGTCAGTAAAAATGTTTCCGGCTGAACGTGCTGCAATAGCACAGATGCTCTTGCTTCCGTCAATGGAGGCCATGTGCAAGTTAGCTTCACCTACTGTGCCACTCTGTCTTTGTGCATCTGCCCCTACTGGTCACGCCCTGCTTCTGAATCTGATATATCCTGTAATGCCCATTCCATAGACTGCGGGGTTTCAATGGTGTTTCCATTTACCATTAGTGTTGATTGTGCCATTCAGCTTCACCGTCCTTTGCAATAAAAAAGAGCATCACACTCATTTCTGAATATGACGCTCTTATGGCGCTCTATGAAAGCAAAAAATTTTTTTAATTATATTTTTATTCTAGCACGCTTGAATTAATTTCGCTACTGAAAACTTGTGAACTCATTGTTAATGTCTGTCTCCCTTTGGTAGTCAATTTTCTTGACTAGGTAGTCTAGTTTCTTGACTAGGGGTAGTCAAATTATTTGACTAGGGTAGTCTAGTTTCTTGACTACCTTTCTTCTTATTTAAATAATAATATAATTATAATATAAATAAAGCGCGGAGCTTTTAAAAAAATCTCCACGCAGAAATGAAAAATGCTTCGCAAAAAAATTTATGTCAAGGAAAAAAGTAAAAGAAAAGACTCACCCCAGAAAATCGGGTGAGCCTAATCATCAATGAGTTGGAACGTAACGTTTGCTATCGATTGCCTTGTAGCTTTGAGTTGAATCGTAAACGCTCCTGCCGTCAAGGTCTGCTGTAAAATGAAATTGAATAGGTCTGTCACTGTTACTTTGCAGAATTGCAAGAATAGCTCCAACCTGATTGACAAGTTCATTTTGGCTGGAAGAATCTGAACTGCCATTCTGCTGTTCGGCAATGCCTTGTGCAATCTCTGCATAGGACTCTTTGCGCATTGGTAAGGCAGCTTCTTTTCCCTTTTCTCCTATGCCTATCAGTGTAGGTGCATCATAGATGCCTCCATTTGCGTTCCAGCCGCCCCAATCGATACTGCCAGTACCTTTTTCATATCCATGTCCTTGCCCCCATACGCCGTCAGGAGAGCCATAACACGCCCATGTGTAGCGAATGGACGCAAGGATGTTAGACAGCGGGTCTAAAATGTTCGTATTATATCCGGGCAACGCATACATTTTGAACGTTTCAGGGATAAGCTGCATCAATCCCTTAGATGGATGTCCAGCGTAATAGTTTACATCGTGAAGGTCTGCCGGATTGACTTGCCCGTCTGACTCTGTCCGCATCTGTGCCAGCAGTAAGTCAATATTGTGCGCGGAATAATGGCCGGTCATCATAAGCGCTTTGGATGCAAGGCTTCTCCACTGTTCAACTCCAGAACCTACATTTGTGGCTGCGCTCATTGCTGCTTCCATTGCACTCTTAAAATTTGGAACGCCATATCCGAGAATATTTCCAGAACTTGCATTGCGGTGCTTCCGAAATACGCCCTCTGCACCATTACCCCCAGTTGTGTTTCCCTCAATCGTGTTCACAAGGCCATTTGCAATGCTTTCCACAATGCCAATATGGTCGGCAGTGCCGTTCTTGTCCCAATCATAAAAAATTAAGTCTCCGCGTGCTGGGCTATTTGTCCAACGGCTTTCTGACTTGAAATGATTCATAGAATCCTCGCAGGAAGCGGATAGATATTCATTGACTCCCGCACGTTTCAAGCACCATGATACGAACGTATCACACCAAGCAGCACCATTCATTCCAAAGTCACGCCCGAATTTTGTAAAATCTGCATGGCCGGCATTGGCTGCCTTATCGTCCAGACTGCCATTAGAGCCTTTTTCAAGATACCCCAATTCTGCTTCTGCAATTTTCAGGAATGCCTCCATAGTGCCATTGCCGGGAGCCGTGAACTCTGCCAGTTGCTTTTTAATGAAGTCAATGGAATGGCTTGTCAAAAACCGCACTGTGCTCTTTTCCATTTCATTCCACGGGAAGTTAATGGATTGCATAGCCGTGCTTTTGTCTACAGCAGCGTGTAAGAGCATTTCTGGGTTGCCTATGTAATTCCACATATTTGTAGAAAAAGCGTCCAGAACGGCCTTAGAAGTGCCGAAAAAGTCACCTACACCATTTGCATAGTGTGGGAACATCTGCTTTGTCTGTCTTGCAGGCAGCACAGACGAACCGGCAGGCAAATCAGGAATTAGCACATTGCGTCCCTGTGGAATAAAAGCATGACCATTTGGAAGCTGAACCAATTCACGGTAAGTAGAACCTGACTGGTCGTTAACAAGTGCCGCGCCGCCCGGATGATGCCCTGAACCATAGGCGTATCTCTTGATACTGATTGGCTTTACAGATGCCTTAGAGCCAACCGCAGACAATACAGAGTTGATGCCTGCCACAACACCGTTAATTGCACCTCCGATTTTGTCAGCAACGTTGTTATTAATGGCTTTGGAATGCTGATTCACAATGTTGTCAGAATCACTCATGTAAATCTGTGCTGACTGTTTCACCTTGCTGAAATAAGTGTTCGCCGCAGATGAAATTGCTTTGAACTTGCTAGAAGCATTGCTGTACATACTGGACGTTTTGGAATTCACATCACGTTCAGCAGATGCAAAGTTACTCTGCTCAAAAGATTTTGCAGCAGAGAAATTTGTGCTTGCACTTTTGGAAATTCCACTGAATTTTCCGTTAAGGAATGTGCTAATTCCATTCCACTTTGTGTTTGTATCTGTCTGAATAGTGGAAGATGTATCAGAAACGTTTGTACTGATTCCTTTCAGAAGCGTAGGCACAGAATTGTTTAGGCTTACAGAGATTTCCTGATATTTTTTTGCGGCATGGTCTGTTTCATCCGAAACAATTTTCTTGCGGGTGTCAGCAGAAGTACGAAGATTGTCTGTAATCTGCTTTACTTTTGCGCCGGATTCTCCCAAAATGCTAAAATTAGTCTTGCCGTCAATATTGTACACACTTGCAACAGTGATGGACTGTGGAGCGCTCTGCAAAGCATTACTCGCTTCAATCGTTCCGCTTGCATAATGTGGGAAAAGCTTTTGCGTCAAGTCGGCGCGCAGCACCTTAGAGCCTTTCGGCATATTCGGAATTAGCACGTTTCTTCCATGTGGGATAAATGGTTGGCCACCGGGGAACTGCACCATCTCACGGTATGTCGAACCAAGCGCGTCATTTACAACAGCAGGACCGCCCGGATGACTAGATGTACCATTGGCATGGCCTGATATTTTTTGCACACCTAGTCCGATTACATACCCAGCTCCGCCGCCAACCATACTTCCAATTACGGCGCCTAACGGGCCACCAATGACTGCACCGATAATGCCACCAATGGCAGCTCCAATGTTAGCTGCACCAATTTTCCAGTTAGATGGGTTTTGCATTGCTGTCCAAAAATTTTTAACGATTTTTGGTACGACTGCACCGACTCCAGCCCCCAAAAATGCGCCAAGTGGGCCGAACAATACCGCCCCAATAATTCCACCAACAGTTGCTCCTATTCCTGCCGCTCCTACTTGCCACCTTTGCTTTGTTGAAAGCGTATTCCACCAATTAGAAACAATCGCACCAACAGCAGACCCCAAAAGCAAAGATGCAATGAATAAAACGGGATTCTTACGAAAAATTGCCCAACCGATTATCCCGCCAATCACGCCGCCAATAGTTGCGCCAATTCCAGTAGCCCACTTTTGCTTATCCGAAAGTGTGCTCCACCAATTAGCAATTAGCGTTCCGGCAGCTGTTCCCAATAATATAGATGCTAAAAACAGTTTTGGATTCTTACGAAAAATTGCCCAACCGATTATCCCGCCAATCACGCTGCCAATAGTTGCGCCAATTCCAGTAGCCCACTTTTGCTTATCCGAAAGTGTGCTCCACCAATTAGCAATTAGCGTTCCGGCAGCTGTTCCCAATAATATAGATGCTAAAAACAGTTTTGGATTCTT